TTGCACACGTATGCTTTCCAGTCTTTCAGTTGGGCCCCAAGAAAGTTATCAAACATCATTTCACTTTCACCCGGGTGATTATCCAGAATAAATTTTACAATAGGTTTACGGTATACAACCGCATGAGTAGTCCAGCAGTCGGTTACCCGGTATATATGTTGACTTACTTGTTGCGGCTTCTCATCCCTGATGTTGGCGCCCAGATAGAATATATCGAAGTCCTTTGGTAGTTCTTTTAGTATAGCCGGTAGTAAATGCAGATTACGGAACTCACAATCATCTTCCAGGAATAACAGCGTATGATCTTTGCTGTCGTAGAACTCCTGCAGGATGGCGTAGGTGGATAGATTAAACGACTGATGGGGCCCGATAGACGGGATGGCATGGAATGGCTTTGCCTTCAATCCAACAGCATTGAACTCTGCCTCAGCTATTGTCCATTCGTCGCCACCGAGGGTGAGGCATGTGATTCGGTCGAAGAAGTTGAAGTTATGCATCGTGGGCCTCCTTTTCCAACTGGTCTGCGTTATCTTTTAAATAGGTTCCGATTTTCTTATGCATTTCCGTTTGATCCTCCCCGTCGAAGCCGCGATACTTGCATCTTATCGGATAGCATGACTTTACCTCCCCTGTTTCCCTGTCTACCCCCACGGCTATAGCCCATCCGAAAGCATGAAGAATGGTGTTTACAAACATGAACAAACCGGTTTCCCGAAACTCATTCCATGTTTTTCTCGTTGCTATTGTATTTGGATTATCTATGACTGCCATACAAACAAAAAACCGGCGCCTCATTCTTGGGAAATGATTTGCCGGCATTTGACTTCTTAAAAGCCGTTCGCGCCTCCCAAGTAACGTGAACGGATTACAGCTACAAAGGACGGGAATGTAAATGACCTGTAAAATGGGGTTATTTACACTTTCGGAAGAGTTTGTTATATTAGCCTGCTAAAACTCGTCAAATGAGATTGATCTTACTCGCTATTATCCTGTTTGCCGCATCAGCAAAGGCCCAGGATGTACCATGTGGCGCCACTACAATAGTTGTACGCAACATATCATTTAATAGTATCTGTTCGACCTTACTCGATAGCGGGTACTTACTCGATAGGAAGGACGCCGATCTGCAAACCGTAAGCACGCAGCCCCGGGCCTACCCTAAACGATTCAGCGCTACCTATGTGATCAATGTGAGAGTGAAAGATTCGGCAGCATACTTTACTACGACTTTTACGGCGCCAAAAGATGGGAGCATTGTCCGGAATGAGCCCTCGACATATAAGTGCAAGAAAAACGGGAAACCCATTGACAACATCTTCACCTACCCGTTCATGCTGCTGGATTCGTTTGTGAAAGGGTTGGGGAAGGTGGAGTATAATATTAAGTAAACAAAGAATCCCGGGTATTAAAGCCCGGGATTCGTATTTAACAATATACTTACTAACGTCAACGACTATGTTGTTCCAGCGGTTCCCCAGATAAAGGCATCAGGTCTGAGTAATGCTAACGCAACTCTGGCCTCGGCTTTTATTGTGACCAAATTTCTCTGAACGTTGTCGCTATCCTGCTCGTAGATATTCACGCTTAACCCTTCCGACTGAATGATCTTGGCTTTTGTCCAATCTCCTATCAGGATTCTGTTAGCACCAATGTTTGATTCATTTGTGCGAAGGATGGGAACACCGACGATAGTTACATTACCATTGCCATCTACAGTTACTGCATTACCACCAGGCAAAGAATAATCGTTCGGCTTTGTTTTGAGGATCTTAGCCCATACAGCATGGGTAACTACGGCGCCATTGGCTTCGTAATCATTCTCGCCCAGGTTGGCAATGTAATCGATCACCTTTTCTACAGATACTGTAGAAGATGATGTAGAGTTACCTGTAGCGCCTGAGTATATCTGACCGAAGAACTTGTTATCTTCTGCACGCAGGTAATCTTCTACCAGCTCATTGCTGACAAAGGACTGCATGAACGGAAGATCAGCAAGCATTTGTTTGGCGATGCGAACAAAGCCGGCTAAGAAGTCAACGGTAATGGTAACCTCGGTCATGTCATAGTCAAGCTGAGACTTCAGCGCACCATGAGTTGTTTGAGATTGGAATGAACCATCACCAACAGGTGTGTTTTGGCGGTAGAACTTCCATACACCAGTACCTGAAGGAATTACATCAATCAGGTCGCGGATGTGAAGCTTACGACGACCGCGAAGTGCAGGTTGGGCAGCATAAGAGGCTACCACGTTACCGGTCAGGTTAGCTGAGGCGGTCATTGTGCCGGCGTCTTTCAATTCAAACTCCATCTGGCTCTTTGGCTTCTTTGCCTGTACCTCCAGTTGTGCGGCGTTGGCTTTCCATGCTTCTTTCAGTAATGACACTGTAGATTCGCCATTCTCGGCAGCTTCAATAGTAAAGCGACCTTTTTTCTTTTTGAACTCTTCCACCTCGTCCATCAACTGTTGAACAGTTGCGCCTTTGGCGGCGATTTCGGTGTTGGCCTTTTCAACCATTTCGCGGAGTTCTTTGACGTCTTTTTCAGACTGTTCTTTGATCTCCTTCAGGTCTTTGCCTGCAATATCATTGATTTGCTGGACCAGCGCTTCGCGGTCCTTTTTGCTTTTTGTTTTAAACTCCTCGAAGTTGGTCATCAACGTTTCGACGAGTTCCAGTTCATCAGCCATTGGAAATAATTTTAAATAATGAATTAATCGCTGAATGCCATGGAGGCTTTCAGCTGCAACAGTTTGCGTCTTAACTCATCCTTATTTCTGCTGGCTTCCGGCTGACTCCCTTTTGTTAAAAGGTGGTTACACTCTGCGCATTTAGTGTTACCTAAATCGTCAGTGATGCCCGAAGAGTATGTTGCGCATTTCGGGCACTTCCTGAGCGAAGTGTCAGTGGATATAGCGGTATCAGAACTTTTATTTAGGAGAATATTAAGCGAAGATTGAACGGACTTAATACACTCATCAGATGCGTCCGTGTTTCTGATGAACTTTTGCATTTTGGATATTTGACTATCCACTTTCTCTTTGAGGCCATAACGCAGTTCTGAACGCAGGCCGCCGATTATATCAGCATGACGTGAGATAAACCACATTACAAATGTGTACAGATCGGATTCGGGGTCAAGTTGGGTAGCCACTTCAACAGCGGCCTGTATACTGTTCATTCCGTTATTGATCAACAGTGTAAGCAAATCCTGTTCAGTTTGACTGAGTGACTTTAACCGGAAATTCATTTCAGGGCTCAGGGCCTTACGTACTGCGACAGGGCCGCTTTCGGTATGTGCGCCCCAGTGAGTGAGGGCAGACACTTCATAGTGCTTCACCTCGGTAAAGTCTTTGCCTTTGCCTTTAATATCTTTAAATTTCACAGGGTCAAAGCCAAACGATGCGGCAACTATAATACCCTCATCAAGTTGTTTCAGTACATCATCGCCCAGTGTATGAGTTCCATGTTTCACCCTGGCATATGCATGGCTGTCATCATCCCACAACTGTTCTACCTTACCAGGTGCCTGCTCTTTCTTATGGTTAAGAAAATAGCGAACTATGCCCTGGTTCTCACGCCATGACTTATCAAACATGCCCCGATTGCTACGATCGCCATCGAGGTCTAAAGATTTATATGTAGCAAAAGCAATAACCGCCTCACGTTTTGCGAGGTCGATGTCTTTTACGCTTAGGTCAATCGCTTTTGTAATCATTTTATTTGTATTGTTGTTATCCTGTTTAGGCTGTTTGCCAAATCTTGTTATTCACAATTCTTCCTATTGTGACTTTATGAACTCCAAAGGCCGTGGACAAAGCAGATAACGACATCCCTTTGCCTTTCATCTGTCTAATCATTCTCACATCTTCTTCTTTCAGTTTTGCCATCGAGTTTCTGCTCCCCGCAGAACACTTTAAGCCAGTTTCAAGAGCATGTTTTTCATTTTCTTCCCTTGTAACCCATTCAAGATTTTCGACTGTATTATTAAGCTTATTGCCGTCTAAATGATTGACAAACTCTTTATTACATGGATTAGGAATAAAGTGCTGAGCAACTACTCTATGAACAAGCAAGGGAGGGCTATCAACTTTATAAGCAATGGTCAAATAACCTTGCGGGTGCTTGCCTAAAGCTCTTATCCGTTCTCTAACTATTCGCTGCCCGTTTCCATTTCTTACGTGCCTGGCCAATGATTTGATTCTGCCCAAATTGCTTACTTCAAATTCTCCTTCATGCCCTCTTACGGCTGTCCACCTTTCTATCATGCAGCTAATAGTTGTTGTTTAGAAATCAGTCTACCATTTTCATCCCGCTTTGCTCTCACGGCAGTCACGCAACGACAATTGCAAACGTTAGCTGCGCTTGCAGTTGGATCACCGGGGCCTAGCATGTAATCAACTCCACCCTTTGGCGTCGATACAGCAAACTTTCCGTCCACATCGATCACATCGCCATCAACAGCCCGGTGTGAGTGCCTCGTACGGTGATCGTTGGCTGCAACCCACTCCTTCTCTGTTTCCCACTCACTGTCATCAGTAGCCAACTTACGGCCGAAGAATGCGCCCTTATTTAGTTCGGTGCGGGCAATTAGCCTGGCACGTGATGCGTTGATCTCCGGCGCCTTCAATTGCTTTACTATGGTATCGTTAGACCATCCTTCTTCTGCCGCCTTTGAAAGAACATTTAAGATTACATCCCGGGTTGTATCACTTATCAGTTGTACCAGGGCGAAATACTCACGGTTGAAAAAATCGATGATGGCCTGCAGCCACTCTTCTGACAATCCAAAGCCCGCTTTCTCGATCTTCTTTCGTGCACTACGCCCGATCTCGTAGTAAGCCTTCTTGCCGAAATAGAGCGCCGATTCTTTGTGCAGGTCCTGTAGCACTCCTGTGATCTCATCGTTGCCTATCGTTACCAGCAACCTGTTTTGAGCGGTCGGTAACCCGTAGGCCTCCATGTCATCAATGAACTGCTGAACCTGTGATGCAAGAGCGTTGTATATGCGCCTGATATATTTCCTTTCCAGCCGGTTAAGCTGATTGATATAATCCTGACTATATGCTTGCCGCTCTTTTGCTGTCACGTTTTGAAAAGTGTTATAAATGCGAAAGGGGCAACCCAACATTTTTATCTGTTGAATTGCCCCTTAATATTTTGACCGGGCTTTATTTGGTCGCCAATATGTTATTGAACCTTATGCGCTCTTTCTACTATATCTCTGTCGCTCGCCATAAGGTTCTGTTGTTACTTTGTTCTCTGTTTCAAACACGTTAACTGTCTTGCATGTGTGACAAGTGATCTTTATCCCTCCCCACTGTTTGCCTTCATTCGACACTTTTTTTTCGGCCAGGTGCCGCCCACAGTTGCAACAATTAAGTGTTATATATTCCCTTTGGTTTGACATTGACTCTGTTGTTCCTTGTACTGAGCATATAGCTTATCCCGGTATGCCTGCCTGGCTGCCTCCCTGGTCATCTTCTCTGTTCTACAGGTTTTCTCCTGTGGTATCAGCGGGAAGCGGTTCATTACCATTTCCTCCACTTTCGACACATCTATCAATTCGGTAGAACTTGTCATACACTGTGAATGCTATCTTTACTCTATTCTGAAATTGCTGCATGTCGCTCATCTGCTCCAATGTTTGCTGCACTCCATCAACGTAACATGCTACTGCTAATTTACAAGGAATTATTATTATGTAATGATTTTTGTCTGAGTACAAAACAAAATTAGCATTTTCTGCAATAGCAATAGCCACCTGATTTATAATAAACTCATCACGGCTTGGCAGGATGGTATCAATATTAACCGTTACATTGAGAGAATTGAGGCCTTCGCCACTGGCAACACGTTCGGCTAACCGCCTTGCAGCTTCTGATCGGTAGTATGTTTGTGGTGTTAATGACATTTATTTATAGGTTAATGTAGCCTCGGCATATCTTGCGTGCCTTATTATTCTTCCATCAAAAGCGGGCTCAGGGGCATCCACATGAACGATTATAGACATATTGTATTCCGCTAAAGCTTCATGATTAATATCGAATGTCAAAAACGATTCTATAGGAATCTTCATGTCAACAACAAAACCACCATTCATTTTTAATTTGCGATCAGTCATAAAAGGAGCCAAGGCTAATAACTGGTCTTTCATGGTGCCCGGCATTGTAGTTGGCAGTTCGTCTATATTTATCATAACTCAATTTTAAGCTCTTCGCCCTGACAGGCGAAGTAAAGGTTTTGTAGCTGATGGACATATCGGATAGTATTACCTAACTGATGCGGTATAGCATCGACCAATGTCACAGCCCATTCACCAGGGAATATGCCCTGTGTTGCGGTTTCATAAGGCCTGACATCCATGTGCAATTTATATGATGGCCTTATTTCGCCGTCCTTAAACCCGCACCGCTCTAGCCATTCAGGAGTAAGGGGAATGGATTCCCAAAAATCATCAGCGTCGGACCTTTCGCATATATCCTTTATCGCATCAATGCTTAGTGATGTAGCCACTCTGGATTTAACCTCCCCTCCCATTTCGTTCTTTATAAGAAGGTTTAGGATATTCCCAATCCGTAATTCATTTGCCTTTATCATATATCCCAGTTATATATATTAGTTCGTTTTCGCCCCGTTTAACTGCCCATTCGTCTTAGCCGGTGGCGTCTTCGCATAATCATTAGCCCCAGCTACACCCAATTCGTTCAGCATATCGTCGAAGCCGTCGCCCTGTAATTGACTCATAGGTGTAAGATTGTTAGGTACCCAATACTGATCCATAAGCGGCTCTGCATCGTCTTTCTCCCAACCCATTAGGTCGCGTCGTTCATTGGGCTTGATCCACCATGCTTCTTTTAACCATTCAGTCAACGCTTTCATGTCTGCCTGCATTTCCGGCAACTGACTAGAATCACTTTGGATAATGAACTTACCCTCAAGAGCAAAGGCCCGTAGCAGAACCCGATTCAATTCGTCATCAAGCTCAGTAGCAGCCGGCAAAATCCTGTTGCTTACCCAATTCTTTTGCTGCCATTCTGAGTTAGCCCACGCAGTGTTAGGGTCAAATAAGGTATAAGGAACACCGAATAAGAAGCACAGCTGCTTCATAGACATTTCCTTGCCCTTTAACAGGTCAAGGTCTATAGATGTCTTGCCGAGATCAATATATCCCCATTCACCTTGCAACGCTGCCACGGCACCTTTTACGTCATTGTTATTAATCTTGCGGTCAATCACTCCACGTATCTGGCTTTCCTGCGTTGGCGTGGCTTTACTCAGGTCTTTATTGAACATAGCCCCCTTCGAGCCATCGTTTTGGTACATGCGGATTGACGAACGAGTAGCATCGTTATTTTGCTGCAGGTCTGGCGCACCTGGCTTAAGCGCTGGCATCCCTCGCAGATGTTCTTTTGTTGAGGCATCAAACAACAGATTGGTGTCCTTCCAGTGTATTATCTCGCTTTTCTTAAAAGGTATTTTACTGCCTCCCGCATCAAGTAGATAACCAGCTACACCAAATATATTCTCCGGATCAGGAATAACTTCCATCCTGTAAGACGGCAATGGGTACATTTCCAGTACCGGCATAGTGGCAATCTTTGAATCGTCAAGATCTTTTGTCTCGCCTCTGTTCAGCCATATAAAAGCCTCGCCACAAGTTTTGTAATAACTTCTAACTGTTTTAAAGAACGCAGCCTGCCCTTGATATTCGTTTGGACGGTTTAGTAACTTACTGAGTGCTTCCTGCGATTTACCAGGCGTCATCGCCTCAGCTTTCATTAATGCCTTAAACTGTAACGGTACCTTTCTCTTCTTTTCTTCCAACTTTTTTGCGTCAGCTACATAACGAGGTATTGATGCAAACTTTTCAGCATCAGCCTTGATAATTGAGTAGACGGCCGAATTGGCGTTATACCCTTCAGTTATAGCTCTTTCAGAATTAATATCGGGTAGTACTTCCCTAGTTCCTACGTTCCATACTCTCCACCATCTCGATCGACTGAATAAAGAAGTAAACCAATTGATTGTACGCTGAAAAGAGTTCTCCTTTTTTATGATGCGTTCAGATTGTGCCATTGTTGGTGTGTGTTACATAAAGGTAAAATATTATCACATTGCCACCCAGGATAATTGGGGACCGAGTTCAACCCTCTCCCTCATCATCCACATATCCATTAAGTCAGGTGACTGCCCGTTGAGGATTGCCTTCATTTTGTCCTTCGGAATAATACAGAGTTTACCATCCATATCAGCCTTATCTCTCTTAATGGCTCTACGCTCAAATAAAAAGCGTTGCCTCACCGTCATCTTATCGTCGTACATCATATTTGCAACATACTCTGAAATTCTATAACCGCCCTTATTAGTCCTGTCTGCTGACTTATAATAACATTGAGTTTTTAAGTTCTTATAATTTTCCCCATCAATGGGGCTTCCACCATTATGAAACGGAATTGCACCTATAATAAAACCGTCAACAAACCCCCCCACGCCGTCATTATCATATACTATATCTTGATTAGGGACCCGATGCTTATTCGCCATAAGCGTGATTGCATCTACCACTTCTTTACCGTCACTCTTAGGCATAATGATAATATCTATTAGCTCGAAACCATCAAAGACCCCAATAATAAACTTATCATTCCCCTTAAGGGCAATATCGGCAATGATACATTTTCGCCCTGTGGTTACATTATAAAGATTATTAAATACTCCAAGAAATGAGTGGTAGTTATATAACTCAATATCGCTTATAACTACCTTCCAACTGCCTTTAAAAAGCTGTAATTGTGTTTGTTCATCCTGAGCGAGTAAGTTTGCCAGGTAGGAAGGATTTACTTTTAATAGCTCCTTATTACTATAAATGGAACCGGAAATAAATGTAAAGCTTTTTATAAACTCTGCAGGAGAGATGCCAGAATCAGCAATTGCATCTTTAAGAAAGTACCATGCTTTTTCGATTACTTCTTCCACGGTGTCACCCCAAATCATGGTTTCTCCATCAATAGCAAAATATCTTACCACACCATCACGTTCAGGTATTGGCAACCCCGTTTCTGGATCTAGCCACCATTCTATAAATTCTGCTACCCAACTATCAGGGTCAGGGTTACATGTCGCCCGCATGTATGGCCTAACACCGCATGTAGATCGGTTACGACTCAATAAGTAAAAAAACATTTTCCTGCTGAAGTGTGTGAGCTCATCAAATCCTATAAATGGGATTTGTGCCCCCTGCCAGTCGTAGATGTTTTTTTCATGCTCTAAGTGAGCAAACTTTAAACGGGCACCTCCTCTAAAATCCCACTCTAAAACGCTTTCCTTTGGCCTCCCTCCCGCATATGGGTAAACCTTCATGCTTGTATCCCATAACCCGCCTTCATTCCTTATCTGCACGCTTGTGCGGCGAAATATGACGCCACCCCAATCGGGTATTTTGCGATGCCTTAAAAACTCCAGCAATAGGGTAAATGTTTTTCCTAGACCAGCCGCTCCGCCACTAATTACAATATCAGCTGGACTGGCCAGGGTGTTCATTTGATACCCCTCCTGCGGCCTGATCCTTTTCTCCTTTATTTCTGCCATTATCAGGTAGTTCGAATATTACT